GATGATCCTTGACCGTCGTGACCACCATGAACTCGCTGAAGAACTCCCGGTTGTACGGAAGCGTCAGAGCGAGGATGTCGGCGTAGTCGACGCAGACGGTGATGCCTCGGGGCTTGATTGCTGTCATAGTTCAATCCACCAGGACGGAACGTCCTCTTGAGTGACATGGAACTGCAGTGAGCGGTTCCTGCAGAATTCCAGAACCGCATGGATCACTCCATGGTTTTCAATTGCGAAATCATGCCCAGCGATAATTCCGCCCTCAACGACCTTTGTTTCCCAGCGTTTCATGTCCTGAATGACAGACTCGTAGTCGTGCAATGCGTCGATGTAAACCAAGCCAACGCTGAAGTCATCGAGTAGCATTGCTGCTTCTTCGCTTCGCATTCGAAGAAACTTGTGCCGATCCGGGAATGCCATCATCGCCATTCTTGCGATCTCGAAATCATCGTCTCGATTCGTTGTCTCCTGAACCATCGGGTAGAAGACATCACGGACTCCGTCGTACCCCTCCCACGGATCGATCATCGTCAGTGTGCCGCGAAACCGCTCAAGAAACTCAACGGCAAACACTGCCTGATGAGTCCCGATCTCAACTGCAGTCGTAAGTCCCTTTGCGTTGGCGATATCCGCTAATGCAGCACGACTTTTCAGAATCATGTCCCGAGATACTCCGTAACAATGCGTTTCGATTCCGGAACAATGTCGTCGACACTATCCACGATCTGGAATGTGCCGCCCGCTTTCAGCTTCAGGTGAGAATACTCTTCTGTCACCTGAGTCTTCTTGTCGGCCTGAGCGAGTGCTCCATGCCCGTTCAGTGGGACTAAGCACCGATGACAGTGGAAGTCGACTTGGGCGCCGTATTCCGGCATTGCTTTCTTCCACCACCCTGATTCTATCCTCACGCCGGTATCAGGGTATTCAGGATTGTCCTGGTTCAACATCGCCTGCCCGCCGGCAATCTCGCAAAAGTATCCTCGCAATTCGCCACGAAACTGACAGATCATTGCCGACCAGTTTTGGTTTATCGCGCAGTTGCCTATGAGATCCCATCGCCGCGATTCATCAGGAACCAGTTTCTCCAGCGATCCATATACCGGGGAGTGACGCGAGTCGTGATGAAGGCCGAACGGCTCTGACTCCGGCCAGTCGCGTTTGAATTCGTCGTAGGCTTCCTTGACAAGATGTACATTGAGATTCGATACCTTTGGATTGAAAATCCTCCGCATCAGCTTTCCGTATCCTCGAGGATTGTTGCACCACAGCCCGCGACGATTCTTCGGGATGTGTTTTTCAAGGATCCGGCAAAGCTGTTCGAAGTTAGGAGCGAGCGCCGCGTTGCCTCCGAAGATTCCGACAACTCCGAAGTAATCCTTCAGGCTGACGACTGCCGCCTCGAAGTTCTCTTCGGTGATGAACGATGCTTTGCCACCAAACTGAGATCCCTGCGTGCAATTGGAACAGGCGAGATCGCAGGCGCGGGTTACGTGAATCTGGATGATGCCTTTCAGCCAGGCAGTCTTCCGCTTCTGGACCGGGGCGACCATCTTTGCAAGTGCTTGTTCTCGGTTCACAGCGACCTCACTGCATCGTAAACGTAATCCCGATTGCTCCATACAGCGAATCGATCGGAGTCCGGATGCGTACCGCGAGGATAGAAGACTCGTGAAGGATTCTCCGCGATCTTCTTCATGTCGAATTTCTTGAAAGCCGCAGCGACGATCTCGTCGTTCAGGACGTGTGGTTCAGTGACTGTTGGTGCGTGGTAGTGGATGTCCATTCGGATTTCTCCGTCAGCATCGCAAACCGCTTCACAAACTTTGATTGCATTTACAAAACTGTCCACATGATCAATTGCGTTCACAGAAATGACAGCATCATAGCCATTCAACCCTAGTGATCCGTAATCTTCAATCCTGCATTCTACAGAGCCAGATACTCGCCTGTATCCGCATTCAGAATACCACGAATGCAATGGGTCCAGATAATGCACTTCCGCGCCAGCAAAGAACCGGCTGAGACCCAGCGGCCCAGATCCAACTTCTAGAACCTTTTTTCCAGAGAAGTATGTCGGCTCGACGTGCAGCCTTTTGCAGTACCGCCACTTGTCAGCGTTGATCCACGTTTCTATGGCGTTTAGTTCTTCAGAGGAGAATCGCTGAATCTTCTCATGCTGCTTCGGACAAGGGATTCCGTACAGTTCTTTGATTCTTCCATGAAACCACCGGACGTAGAATGAGATCTCATCCTTCCAGAACCGCTTCTCTTCATCGTACTTCGTCGTCATACCAATCTCCCTTCCAAGATCGATCATTGACATGGTCCCCAATCTTCAAGCTGAATGGATGATTCGCAACTCTGAATTCGCCGTCAGACTTTGCGACATCCTTCCACTTCTCATAATCCTTCACGGTCCATGAGAAATGTTCATTCCCATAAGGCGACGAAACCGCATACGGATTCCACCCCATCGCAATCGGGTCAGCCTCGCTGATCTTCGCGTCTCGTAGTTTCTTTGCAAGTCGCAGGTCTTCTCCCAAAGAAACAGAATCGAACCCGCCTACACTCCAGAACGCCGAACGAGTTACTCCCCAAGTACACTGGAACGCTTTATCAGCTTTGTCTTCGCGCCAGTACGTTTTGCATCGCGTCAAATCTCGAGATCCACGGACGAGTACCTGACTTGCCCTGCACCAGTCTGACCGGCTCAATGCATTCTCAACCGCAGACAAGGCATCCGGGAGGAAGATGTCGTCGTCATCCCAGAATACAAAGGCATCGACCGAATCACCGAACATCTGAGCAATTGCGTTTCTTTTCTTTCCCAGAGAGGAATGAGGCTCGTTGATGCTTACGATTCTCCATCGATCGCCAGACGACTCTTGGATCTCCCCATGGTCGTCATACGCGATCAGGAGCCGGTCTTCGTAATTCTGACTTTCGAAGCAGGAGATCAAATGCCCAAGAAGTTTCGGCCTACGGAATGTCGGAACGCAAACGCCGATCCTCATTTGATTCTGAGATGATCTGCTTTTGCTGAAGATCTTGTGAATCGTTAGCTTTGAGTCCTGCGATCGTTTCTTAAACGACGCATTCTCGTGACCTGCAGACCTCATTTCTCCAGCATACTTCCTCGTCATAAGAGAATGATTCAATCCAATAGCGACTGACTGATCCGGAGCCTTCCACGGAGAACTGCTAAAAAACCGCTGGACATCTGTGTCGATCTCTATTGGGAGGAATGTCGCCAAAGGCCAGTTGATCGTGTTTTCGCTGGAATCAACGGCAGGAGTCAGGCACCTCTCTCCAAGATCAGTCCATCCATGCTTTCCCTGCTCGAGCATCGCATTGATATTCGCAACCCACTTCTTCGCGACTTCGCTGCCTGGGCAACAGTAGATGTAACCAGCGATTACCCGTCGCGGCGGAGTCGACCACGTCATGAATCCGCATTCATACCCTGTGTCGAGTTCCTTTGGCGATCGCAGCATCAGCGTATCTGCGTCAACGTAAAGCCCACCGTACTGCATCAACACTGCAGCGCGGACGCAATCGGACTTCACTCCGAGTTCTTTGATATCCTTCCATGACGGATGAAGGATACCGTCTGGGATGTACTTCTCGATATTCGCTGATGTGATGTGGTGGAACAAGCAGCCATCGAGACACTTTGATCGGATAGTGTCGAGGCAAAACTCAATGTAAGGCCAACGGCGAGCTTTTGGGGCATGCTCCCAATAGGTGAAAACATTGAGCATCTCATTCCTCCGTAAACCGACCTCTCAGCCAATCTCGCATGGTCGGCCTCCATACGTTGCTCTGATAATTCAGTACATTGGCATCAATCTCATTCAACTGGCGAATCATCAAAGGTCTCAGCAGTCTCTTGAGAAACTGCGGATACTGAACGCCTTGCCAATTGCCTCCGTAAGGTATCGGCGTACGATCCAATTGCCAATGGTTTTCGTACAGTATTTCGAACAGGTACAAGTTATTCGGAAACCCGTATTCGTCGAACATCTGCCGCAGCTTCTCTTTCTCGAACACATGCGGAAGATGAGTGCCGGCTTGAAAGTTTCCTCGACCATTCGCTGCTAGCGCGCCGAACGTCATCTTAATCAGTCGATGCCACTCTCGCTTCGAATTCGTCCGATACCACGGGTCGTACCGGAAGACCTTGAGATCCTCCAGCGACGTTGGTTTTAGGAAGAACTGGTCGTCCATCATCCAGACGAACTCTTCGTCAATTTCCGAATGAGACGCCGCATGCATGATCTTTGCCTGCGTGTCGCGGAATGCCATTCGCCCTGGGAGTTCCCGCATTTTCGTCAGGCGATTCGCTGGGATGTAGTGCCCGTCGTACCACGATGGCTTTTCGCCGATCACAGTGAACTCCGGATTCCCGACGAAGTTCTTGCGAACTGATGCCATCGACAGGCGGAGTTCTTCACCGTTGTCAGGACCAACAATGTTCAGGTAGACAAACTGCGTCATAGATTACGCCAAACTATTTCAAAGCGACGGCATCAGCGATCGCAAGGATTTCGGCTTTCTCTTGGGACCATCTGTGCTCGTCAGCTTGTCTTTGGCGATCCTGTACCACGCTGCCCAGCGCAGAAACTGAACACAGCCCAACAAAGAGAATAAACAGCAGTGAGGTGATTGTCGCAGCCTCTTCCATTACCCGCACTCCACAGTTATTGTGATGGTGATGTTCCAGGGGAATATGACCAAGCCTCCCGATGTCTCGCATGCGTCATAGGCAACAAAAGAGAACTCTCCAGTCACCAGAGAACCCGCTGGCTCGTCGCCGCAGGATGGACAAATGAATGTGACTCCGGTGTCAGTCCATACCTGATTCGTTGCGTCGGACTTGTACTCGACCTTCCAGTTTGAATTCGTCATGTCGCAGTACAGGCGAACAGAAAGGCTCAAGGCGACTAAGACACTGTAGGTATTATTCGCCGCACTAATCAGATCCACGCAGGAAAACCCTATTTCCTGAAGGTAGTCTGATCCTTCCCCCGGAGGCTTTCCGCAATCTGTTCCGCCTTCGCCTGCAGTCGCAACAAGAATTCCTGTGACCGAAGAAATCACTCTTCTCCAGCAGTCAGGACAGCAGGGGCAAGGGCAGTCGATGCATGTGCAGCATTCCAGCCACTTCTTCTTCATCATGCCCATCAGACGCTCTCCGACGTTGGGCAAGGATTCTCTGATCCGGCGCAAGCCACCCCTTCCACGATGACTCGAGTGCAACTGATCTGCCTGAACTCCTTTGACCCATCAGGAAGTTCGCAGCACTCGTAATCCGGGAATGGCAAAGAAAGCAGAGGCTTTTCGGAATTCACAACGTCGTAGAGTTTGTTCGAAATTGGATCATCCGAAACACTCAATGAACTGCTGGCAGATGCGCTGACCGAGGCACTCAATGAATCGCTGGCCGACTCTGGAGCCGCCCTCTTGATCATTTTTACGAGACTACCCTGCTTCAATGGAATCGTTTCTGCCGTGTGAGCGTAGACGATCTGGCCAGTCCCGTTGCCAGCATTCCTTGTAACTTCGTAATCCTCGACCGATTCGCAGCTTGACTCCGCGCCGAAGTCTACGAACGCGCACATGTCGCAAGCATCGTATGGCTCATCCGATCCAGACGTGGACACCGAGGACGAAGCAGACTCCGACGCAGACCCAGGAATCGGTGGCTGCTCGTCCCAGTCGCTGAGTTCTACCTCGTACCAACCGTCGCCCAGGCATGTGCCGACGATCCCGTATTTCAGCTTGATCCCTGCACTCTGCAGAATCTCCCACCGCTTCGAGTCTTCGTTGTAAACGACGTAGAAGAACTCGCCTGCAACCTTCTGCACCTGATCGTTGAGCCCGCCGAGAACGTCGTATCCCCGGAACGGAGTCGACAAAGTGTCCTCGACGTGGATGCCTGATTTCTTATTGAGCCGGAACCACTGGCAAAGGCCCGACGGAACGTCGTCCAGGGCTTCTGCGAGGTCGGTCTTTGCGTCCTGAACTGCGAAGTCTTCAATTGCCACAGCGAGTCGCGTGAACGACTTCCGCATGTTGGCCGACTGGTTCCCCAGAGTCTCGTTGACCATCGACGAACCGTTGGTAAGGGCGATGTCCCGGCGCGAACGCAGAGACTCGGCCTGCTCGACATTAAGTCGATCGGCAGTCAGCGGGTCTCCCGGAATCCATTGTCGTGGTCGTGTCATAGGACTGGGTAGAAGATGTCAGAGAATGATTTCAGTTCGAACAACGGCTCGCCTGTCGCTTCGACAACAACTCGCATCCAGTCACCAGTGCCGTCTTCCGGGCCTTCGCGATCCAGAAACAGGTGATTCCATCCGTAGGCTTCGTCGTTGTCGTCCGGACATTCGTCGCTGTCAGAATACGAAGCTGATGTCGGCTTTTCAATTCGCTTCTGTTTGAAGATCAACTTCAGCGTTGTCGTATTCATATTATTCGTCGGATCGCCAGCATTCAAGAAGTTTCCGCCGAAAGCGTCCGTCCTCTTCGATCTGTCTTCCTGAAAATCGATAAACATGATTGTCTCTGGCTCGTACTGCCCGCAACCGCATGCAGTCGGATCAACAGGGGCCGCGTCACATTGCATGACATCTCCCCATGGCTGATCGTTTACCGATCCTCGAAAACCTCTCAGGTGATTCTCGATCGCACAGAGATTCCTCACAGGGACGTTATGCCAGTGAACGATAATGTCGGCCTTTGGGATGATCTTGTAAGCGTAAGAGTCAGGCTTCAACTGCCGCTCTGCAGAGCCAGCGGGAAGATCCTCCCATGACAATCCACCGTTCGGGAGCGTGAACATCTCATACGATGGATTCCGCTCAGCGCTGATGCATGTCCCCGGAAGAATATACTCGTTAACTACCCATTGACGGTATGTCTGACTCAGTACGTTCTGATCGTACCCGCAACAGTCGCACGGATTTTCTTCGTATGTCAGTGTCACGACGCATTCGCAGCAATCGTTGACTGAAGTGTCAAACGGATCTTCTGGATCGTCCTCTGCTGGAGTCGGAGTGAAGTATAGAGCCATCGTGTCGATGTCTGCAGGGTCTGAAATAATCTCTCGACCTTCTCCAAGATTATTCCCGAAGCAGGCGGCAGAGAAAGGCTCAATTGAAAACCCCGATGCCACCAAATTCATGCGACCATATTTTCTCGCCTGACCGTCCGATCCGTCGAACGGAAACGGAACCGGAAGCACAGGACTCGGCGCAGCAGCAGTCCAGAACTTCCCCATCTGCCGAAGCGCGAACTCCTCGGCATGCTCGCATGACATCTTGAACTTCAGCGATGATGATGCCTTACCAGACTGGTAATTCAGGAATCCAGACGGATCAACTGCGATGACATCAAAATCGTAATCGTTGTACATGCTCATTGTGCCACCGCTCCCACATTCAATTTCTTGACGGCTTCCGTCGTTTGCCCCTGCGCGCCGACAACTGGCACGACGAATTCTCTCATCGCCTCACGGAAAGCCATATTCAATGCCCCAGAAATCGCATTCGCAGTCGCATCCGGCATCGCCTGTGTGTTGAAATTCTCTGGCCGGATCTGCGACATGGATTCCAGTGCAAACCCAAGAGCGTTGAAATTCCCGAATCCACCCAGAGGAGTCGCACGCAGTGCCTGCTCCGGGGATCCGCCCAGTCTCATATTCGCGTTTAGTTCGGAAATCGCCGCCGTTAGTGTGGCTAGTTCCTGAGTGTTCTTGTCAAGCGGATCAAAAGAAAGTGCGTTCTTCTGGAGACCCTGAACGTACTGCTCAAAATTCGTGATCGACGACTTCCCAGATCCCTTTGCAATCTCGTCACGAACTTCTTTCTGACGTAGGAGAAGTTCTGTCTCTGTCTCAATTCGCAGTGCCTCGCGAGCGGCATCAGCCTCCCTGTTTACCAGATCTCGAAGATCTTGTGTTGGAGCCAACGCCAGCTTCGCCTCGCGGATCTTCTCAATGAGCGTCTGGAATTCCTGCGCAGACTTCTGAACCTCCATAGTAAACAATGTCTGATCGTTTGCAGTTCCGGCAATCGTTCTACGAATCACTTCCTGAATGTCAGTGAACTCTTCGATCTTCTTCTGCGCTGATGTCAACCCATCAGTCAACTGGTTAGTGAATGATTCGATCTCCTGAGCCGCCTGCGACAATTCAGTGATTACGTCCTGGACTGATGAAAGAGTCGATGCAAATGTTTTCGACGCTTCCTCATCGGCAAGGTCCATGTCCTTAAATGTTTTCTCGACAGTTTCTTTGAGTTCCTGAAAAAGTCTTACCGTGAGTTTTAACTGGCTCGCGTCAGAGTTTCCTGTAAGTCCGTTTTCTCTGGCAATACGAAGGTTGTTGTATAGCCCGGATACATTATCGACCTGCCCTTCGAGATCCCTCAATAACGCGATGTCTTTCTTTAACTGCTCGTCTGCTTTTTCCGAATTCAAAGGACCAGTAGCACGGTCATTACCAGGAAACTTCGAAGTAATGTCGACGATTTCTTTCAGGGCATTCCTTCTGTCTCTGAATAGTTTTTCACCTTCTCGAAGCTGATTCAGGTTTCGTGAAAGCGATTCGCCTTCATCCAATCCCTCGAACAACTTCTTCAGGTCGTCGGATTTATCTGCGGAGTTTTCAGCAACTTCACCTAACTTCTGCAGTACGTCACGAAGCTCCTTTGCCTTTTCAATTGATCGGGCAAAGTCTCTCTCGCCACCAAGAAGCCCAACACTAAATTTCACGTCAGAAAACTCTCGACTCACCAGATCGGAAATGTCCGTGAATCTGGTTTCGATATCATTCAGGCTCTCAAGCCATTCGACAATTTTCGGAACAACAATGATTGCTAACGCTGATCCTATGCCTGCGACAAGCGGCAGCGCAGTAGAAAACTTTTCTGCCATCTTCGCCGCTTGATCTGCCGGGATGTTCCCCTTCAGTGCGATAAACTGCTTTGTGAGAGCCTCGGTGAACACCTTGCTCTGAGACAGACTGTTCAGAAGGAACGCGACGTTATTCGCAGCGCCGCGAATACCACCAGCGATTCCATTCAAACTGTATCCGACCGCGAAGTCTTCGAATGCCTGCCCAAGCTGATAGGCATTGTTGCTCAGCGTGTTCATCGACACTGCCGCTGTCTGTGCGTCCTCGTATAGCAGTTTTAGTCCAAGCTGAGCGTTAGCCAACTCCTGCACCGCGACCTTCAACCTGTCGACGCTATCCTGCTGCCCGTCGTATGCCTGAGAGAGTCGCCTGACGTTAAGTTCAGCCAACTCGAGAGCTGCCTGTTGCTTCGCAATATTCTGACGTTGTTCGCCAGACGGCAACCCCTGCACCAGAGAGGCCTGCAGTTTATTTTCAATACGCGACTTCGAAATCATTTCCTTCGCATTATCTGCGATGTAATCGAACTGCTCCTTCAACGCAGCTTGATCAGCCTTGACCTGCAGATCCACAACAATCTTCGCTTCGGCCTTAATGCGAAGTGAGTCGATGTCGTCTGTGATTCGCTGAATGCGTTCTCTGGCTTCAGTTACGTCGATCAGGTTCTCGGCGCGCAGTCCCTGCGATAGTCTTAACTTCGCTGAGTCGAGCAGATCGTTGAGTACCTGAAATTGACGAATCATGCCGCTGTCGCCAGATGCATTGATCGTCTTTCCAACTCCTTTCACTCCCAGCAGGGACGATTCAACAGCATCTCTCTGCTCGCGGAATCCCTGACTGCGGTCGAACGCCGACGCCACAAGACCGGCAGCGCGAAGTTGCTCATCAGTGTTCTGACGTAAAACGGCAAGTTCCTGCGTCCGAAGATCGATGATCCTCTGGATTGCTGCAGCCTGCTCGTTCTCATCATCGGTCGTGCGGAAGATCCCTGCCTCCCCCGCGACAGCGGAAGTCAGATTCTTCAGTCGCAATTGCAGGTCTTTGTCGTTCGCAATACGAACGTCGACTTCAAGGAATGCCTTGTCTCGCTGGAACTCGAGGATTGCCTGGCGAAGCTGATTCCGAAGGTCATTGGCTGCTTGGTTGGCCGGATTTCCGCCGCCGCCAGAAGACCCCCCACCTCCGCCTCCCGATCCCCCGCCACTAACATTCGGAGGACCGATCCTTGGAGATGGGATGGACGCTGTGGAGAAGATGCGAGCGTACTCTGCAATTGCCTCATTCGCTGACGTGCGGATGATGTCCTGAAAGTTCGGATCTGGACGGATGTTGACAAACACGTCCAGCAGTGATTCGTCGCCGTCAGCCACCGATCGTCGCTCCTAACGCAAGATAAGCCTCAACCAATGACAGACTCATTGCCTCCCGGAGTCCGATCCCGGAGTTCTTTGTCACTGCGAGCGCCAGCATCTTATACCGATTTCCGTCAACCACATCCACCGGAGCTTTCTTCTCTACGGTGATGGTTGTGGATTTTGTGGCCCCAGCGTCTGGCTTTGTTCGCTCGGGCCATTTGAGTTTCCCAGCGTGTTCGACTCATCCGTCGCAAACAACGCCAGCTTTAACTGGGCCTGTTCTTCCGGAGTCGCACGGTCCCAGAGATCCTTGATTCGCTGGATCCCTTCCTCCCACGTCTCTTCACGGAACCCTTTCGCAGTCTTAATCTTCCGCTTGTTGCATCGCCAAACGTCGAAGAAAAAGCCTTCCAGCGATCGGTCGTACTGCAATTCTTCCTCGATCGAAACCGCTGAAGAATTGCAGTACACCTGCTTCATCGCTATCCCGACGAGAATTTTGTAATTCTCCTCGGTCATTTCCTTGGGGAAGCCGGAGATCAGATTCCACGGTTTGTCGCGACGAGACTTGATGTGCTCGAGCTTCTCAACGTAGTTCAATAATCTCTTCGGCCTCACCTCAATCGTTGTTCCGCCAAGAACGACTGAGATCATGCCTCACTCCTCAATTACTGGTTTTCTTCACCCTGTGTCGTTGGCTCATGCAGCCACTCGTCCACTTCGAATCCGTAGTTGTAAATGACCGGAGAGTTGCCGGCGATGTCGAAGTCGACCGGAACCGAAGTGATGCGAATGTTCGCTTCGTAGTACGGATCCGTCGGCGACTCCAGAATGTTGTCGCAGTTGACCGACCACATGATGTGGTAAATGCCATTGATCGCAAACGGAGCCGGAGCCGTTCCGTCGTGGCAGGCGATTGCCAGATTGCCAGTGTTCGAGACCGTTCCGCAGGCAGTCTTTTCGTTGCCGTTGGTCGATGACGTGACAAGCTTCTTGACAGCCGATGTCTTCGTGAACGCGATTCGCGTTACGTGCGGGATCGTGTCCCAGGACGCCGCGCTTTCATTTGTGTTCGTATCCAGCAACACGCAGGCTTCCGATGGGCAGCACAGTTCACCAGCAGAAAATGGCATTTCAACTCTCCATCAAACAGATTCAGACGCGGATACGGAATCTGAAGACTCCGACTGCTTGTACGTCCCACGAAAAACAAGACTATAAACGATCACGCCACCAGTGCCACTCCGAATCGACGAAGTTGCGTTGCCACGCTGGCAAAAACATCCACAGCTTCCAAGATCAACACACCCCGCCGCAAACAACCAGTCCTCGACGAGACTCCGGTATTCCTGGGCCTTCTTCTGCATCGTATCAGAAAAGTAGGCCTTGATGTCCACCGTGTGACTCTTCTGAACTGAGGACGATGTCCGCAGCCCAGACTGGGTATCGATCTTGACCACGACATACGGAAGACAGTCCGAACATCGCTTCTCATTCAGGAAGTGATTCTCGCTCTTGATGGTCGTGCAGTTCAAACCCCGGAGGGTTTCAAGAACTGCGTCTTCGATGCAACATGACATCTGACTTCCTTACGACAACCAAATTCTCAAGTGCCACTCCATGATCTCGGATCACGACGGCTTCAGCGATCTCCGGACTCAAGGCTTCCACCTCAATTGGAGATCCTGCGCCGTAAACAATGTACTTCATCGATTCAGTTCCATCAGTTTCGTTTCGAAGACTCGGATCATGTCGCCTCGCGACGATTCAAAGACTGGTTTTACCCATGGCCGGCCCGTTCGGTCGTGTTCCAACAAGTAATTCTGATCTCTGCTCGTAACGTGGCTGGGCATGAATCCTACATAACCGTCGACATCTCCGAAAACGTATTCAGCCCCACCCTCGATATAAGTGGCCAGAAAATCTTGTTGTTCTGATGAAAAACCAGTTTCAGGCCGATTATTTGGAATTCCACCCTCTTGACCAAAGAACATATACGGGATACGTCCTAATTTTGAATGAGGCGGAGCCCGCTGTCTCATTAACTGCTTTTTGTAATTCTCTGCCAACTTTTCGGCTGTTGCACGGATAGCAACAGCAAGCCGCTTTGCAATCATCTTGCTGACTTCGTCGCTATGATCCTCGAACCGAGCAGTCAGCACTTTCCTTCTCCAATCCAACTTTGAACGGGACAAACTTTCCCTGATCCGACACACTCGTGATCTTGTAAGATCCTGTCTTGGTCTTCAGTCGATGTCGAGACGAGGGTTTGTCACTGAGAGGCCACTTGACCAAATCTCCAGAATACTGGTACACCAGATCTCGCCCGTCGTTCCTCGACTGAATCTGCCCTGTCTCTGCGTAAATGCTTCCCTTGACTCTCGCAACTCGCCGGTAAACCGTTTCCTGACTGCAGTCGCAGTTTTCACAGTCTTCTTCGAGTACATTGATCGTCTCCGTCAGCAGGAAACACGCCGCAACCGACCGAGCCCATAACTTCCAGACGCAGAACGATGCCAGATACTCAGTCGCGTAAACGACCCACTCACCACCGTCAGCATCCGTAATCACCGCTCCCGCGCCGACCTCGATCGCATTTTCCTGAGTCGAAACTCGGAAGATCCGATCACTCATATGCACGTTCGTGAGATTGTTCTGCGACTCGAACTTCACGCCCTTTGATCTGGCTGACAAAAACTCTGTGGTCTCGCCGCAATACTCGTAAGTCAGCGGAACGTAGTCACAGAATGCCGTCAACCAACTCGTGCATCCGCACGGGATCTCCAGACAACACGATTCCGAAGCTGACTCGCTCATCGGCGATACCTGCGATTCCTCCGAATCAACGGAGTCGAAATGCAGACATCCCCAATACAACTCACCGGAGTCACGCACGGAACATGCACAAACTCGAACAAGTCTGTGGACGAGCCACACTTCTTCGCTGTGTACAAATCCGTGTACGTCTTCATCAGGTCAATCTTCGCGTTCAGGCCGGGAGTTCTGTCCTCGAAGGTGTCGCCCTCTTTCGTGATCGATGCCGTGCAGGAGGCTGCTGTGATCTCTTCTGAAAGATCACAGATCTTCTGCTCTAGCTCTTCACACGAAAGACAGCTTGCCACCGCAGACCTCCTTAGACTTCAACGATTCGCCATTCCCGACCACTGCTCGGAGACGGGGCACAAACCTGTGCGAATTCCTTCTGGAATTCCGTCTCGTCAATCGGTTTCAGGATTGGCCACTTCAACTCTTTATCCTTGTCGACTTCCGTCCGAATCTTCGAAAACGATTCAAGGTAGGCTTCCTTGACAGTGTTCTCGCTGATCGGCTTCTTGGACTTCACGACCTTCGTTGGCCCGCCAGGACAACGAACAGCCCACATCGTGCTACTTGCCATTCTACACCTTCCTTCAGGAACTGGAAACAAAAAGAGCGGCGACGATCACTCGCCGTCGCTCTTCGATGCGTCATCTGCTCACCGCAGACTATGTTGATTCGCTGGAATCGCCGGTCAACCAAACAGCCTTCTGTGGCTCCTTGATGTAGGCGTATCCCTTGCTGATGCTGTCGTACTGAGCCACGATTCGACGACGCTGAGATTCTTCGCTCAGGTTCAGTCGCGTGACCGTTGGCCGGATCTGGAAGACCCACGCCATGAACTCAGGAATCTTGCCGAAGAAGATCCACTCGCGAGCCTGAGTCAGCGTCAAACTGTATCGGGCCGCAATAGCCGAAGTCAGTCGCTGATATTCGACAGGAGCGAAAGTCATCCCGTTGGCGACTTCCGGAGTCATGAAGAAGTGTGTCAGGTCGCCTGATCCCGGACAGGTCGATTCTCGCTCAACGCTGGTTGCGTTAAGCAGTGGCAGAATCCGGTCCCGAGTTCGCTGACTCGTGAACACGTTCAGATTCGTCACGTCGACCGACATCGGACGACCGTGAACCAAGTCCGTCATGTCGTAGAACAGATTCTTGACAGTCTGCAGGTCTTCGCCGCAGGTCAAAGTCAGTGAAGCTGCATTGATCCAAGGTCCACCGGAACCGTCGTCGAACGGAGTGCCTGTCGCGCCATCTTCGTAGAAGATGTCGTACAGAGTTCCGCTGCGGTCGTAAGTCACGTTGTAGCCGATCAGAGCGTCGACCAACTTTTCTTCGCGGTACAGGTTATGAGCGTCAGCGATCTTTGGAACCTGCTGCAACGCAAATCCGTTCGGATCTTTGCAGAGTGCTTCGCGAGTGAACGCCAAGCCGAGCCCAACAGTCTTGCCGTTTGGATGTTCCAGATAATCACTGGCAACACCGTACAACGGGCTGGCTTCAAGTTCGCACAACTCGTGGGCCTTCATGTCGCTGAAGACACCCCAGTCCTTGAAGGACTCTTCGCACTCACCACGAGTCTCGACAGGAGTGATCGCGGAGAGCTTGTACTCTTCACGAGGGTTTTCCTGCAGCGAGTAGCGGATGGTTCGCTGAACCATCTTGTTGAACGTGCCGCTGGTCACGATGGCTTCCATCGCATCAGCATCCATGTTCAGGATCTTTTCTTTGAAGTTCGGCCCGAAGTCCTGCTCAACGCAGAAATTCAAGTCGATATCAAAAGGCTTGATCTGCTTGGACTCGAGAGCTTCATCGAATTCTTCGAAGACCTGCTCGCCGTGCTTTTTGTAAGCGTCAACAACCTTTTTCGTGAGTTGGCGATTCGCCATTTTACTGTCCTTGTCTGAACCTCGGAATCACCACACAAATTACGATTCGAATTCAACGAGAGCGTAAGCCTGACTTTCGGCTCCGCTGTCATTCACTGCCTGGAAGATTTTCAGGTTCGCAGTGTCAGTCTTCTGGATCGTGTCGTTGCTTAACAGATTTGATCCGGAAACCTTACCGAACGTGAATCCCTGACCACGAGTCCATGTTGTCGGAGCAGCAGCCCCGTCAGCGTCAACGATCTTGTACGCTCGTTGAAAGGTTGACCCTTCGCGATACAGAGCAAACGGAATACAATCCGGAGCGTCGTTGCAAACGCCGTCATCCGAATCGATTTCCTGCAGGTTCACACCCTGAAACTTCAACTTCGCAGCGGCCTGAGTCGTTGCGAGGTTCGTGTCCCATGCCTGATCCGTCTGGATCAGTGCAGCCTTGAGAACTCCCGTGGAGCTATCGCTGCCAAGAAAGTCGCCAGGGCACATATCGACCAAAGTGTCCGGCGGAGTCATATGACGGATGTCAGTGACCGCAGGAACCTGACCGTACTGGTGCATTACATTCAAACAGCGTGGCATGTCTCGCCCTTTTCAAACAAACGAACCGAAACGGTCAGTGATTACTTCTTCAGGCCGAGTTCTTCAAGCAAAGAACCCTTCTTGTAGCCAGCCTTGTTCCCTGGCGTCGGACGGTAGGCAGGCTTCTTCGGCTGCTCTTCCTCTTCCTTCACTGGGGTTTCCTCTGTGTCGTCCGGATTGTCGTCGATCAGCATCGGGCTGATCTTGGACAGAACCGAATTGAATTTCTTGCGAGCACCTTCCTGCATTTCGCAGGCGCACTCGACGATTTCTTTCATCAGGTCAGCTTCGATGGTCACACCTTCGAAGACCTTTGTGAACTCGGCAGACACTTCGCCTCGCAACTTCTCAGTCGCTCGCTCGGCTTCCAATGCGTCCAGACGAGCTTTCAACTCGTCCTTCTCTTTCTTCGCCTGAGCGAGCGCGGCTTCGGTCGCGTCGGTCGCAGTGGCTTCTTCGAGAATTGACTTCACGAGTTCTGGATGCTTGTCGCGGAGTGTCTTCAGGTCCATGATCTCTTCTTCCTCTGATTCGAAAATGCCAGCAGTTGTTGCCGGCTTCGTAACAATGTCGACAGACCGGAGAACCTCGATGGACTCAACAATCACGTCCCCGTCGGAACCGACTTTTCCGGACTTGATTGAGGAATTGATCGACATCCCCAACGACTTCGGAGCGTTCACAACATCCCACAAGAACTGTTCTGCAACAGCATGTTTCGGGTTAAAATGCACGTCCCCGAAGTAACCTTCGCCTGGACGGTACTCAACCTTCTGGCCGACAACAGCGAATTTGTCACGATAGGAGCGATTGGTTGTGGCTGTCGCTGGATGGTCGATGTAAATCGATGTCCCCGGCAGTAACTTCATCGCTGACTTCTGGACTCCGGGTGTGTCGTAGTTGCGTTTGTTGAGACTTCTCAACCCCAGCAACTTGACTCCCCGGATGATTCCCCGCTCTCGATCAATTCGATCTTCGGCAATGGCTTCGAACGCATCTTCTGTTACGAGGATGTCACTCATTTTGTTCCGCCCTTGCCGCCCTTCGGTTTCTTCTTACTTCCGCAGCCACATCCCATGGCAAACTCCTTTTGTCAAATCGCCAAATTGACAATAAGTCATTTTGTACGAACTTGACAAGTCCCGTGCAACCGAATTTAAGCGTTTCGAGTCGGATCTTTCTTCGAAACACCCTTTTCTTTCATTGGATCGGCTTTATTGCCCGCAACTGGACCCGGAGTGCCCATGTTTTGCGGCGATTGCGGCGATCCAGCTGGCAACGGAAGCTCCGTTACGAGTTCTGACTTCCGCTGAGCATTCTCGGCCACCGATTCCAGCCCTTCCGGAGCCAGAACTGTCTTATTCCCCAGCAGCCCACGATCCCACCAGTCTTTCATCACTTCGTGATCTTCCTGGCGGTTTCTCGTCTGAACTCGTGGCGGCTTGATCTCCAGCACAACCTGCAACACGTCAGCCGTTGTGATGTCGTGCTGTCCTGACTCCGCAGCGTACCACAGAGCCTGCTTCAGAATCCGCAGGTCTTCCTGCACCATAAGAGACTGCTCGAACCGCATCGACTTGTGGAACGGTCCCTCCGAAACCAGCGTTGACGCGAAATTCCCCTCGCTGACGTTCGCTGTCAGCATGAACTCCGGCAGTTTCATGCCCGCAGCGCACGACCGAAGCAGCGATACCAGAGTTTCAATGTGGTTACTGTTACCGGCGCCCGTCTCCGGGAACTCGTACTTAATCTGCGACGGGATTGTGACAACCGCTGCCGACGGAAAGTCGTATGTTTCTGATTGCCCGCTGCTCGCGCCGCCATTTTGCTGCGTATTCAGGTAACTCTTGACCGAATCGCTCGACGGATTCCCCATGATCGTCCGGATCGCACCGAACGCAGCCTGAAACGAACTCGTTCGCATCAGATTCGCCAGCAACTTCTTCGCGAAGATCAGTTCTTCACGGACAGGCCAGTACAGCGTCAATCCCCGGGGATCCGCCGAAAGTACGTTTCGCTTGCGATGCTGAACCAGAATACGATCCTGACTTTCTTCCATCAGCGGGATGGTGTCGCCACGAAAATTCGCAAGACTACCGTCCTTCGTCATTTTCGTGACAAATCGCAGGTCCGGATACCAAACATCCTTCAAGAAGTACGCGACCGGCTGAGCGCGGAGATCATTTGTCTTCCGGACGCCCAGCGAATCAAAGTATTCCTTCGACGCGTCGTCCGGATCCACAAAACTGCTCTTCGGGTCATCGTCGAGATCCTGTGGCTCGCCAAAATAAACCCGGACCATCCCGTCGTCGTCATAACTCAGCAAGTCGAACACCTCACCGTGCCGATCGCACCGTTGACTGACTTCCGACTGCCGCATTTGCCACTGATTCTCAGCCGTCCACAGCTCAATGAACGCCTCAATCCGCTTCACCGCATCAGAGTTCGGCTGATTCTCATCCCTCGGCTTTACCGTGATCGCGTGCCCTGTATCAGCGATGTAATAACTGCGATTGTCCTTCGCATTTGTCCCCCAGGGCAACCTGCCAAGCTGATCTCCGAGAACAATTGCCTCCCGGACATCCTGAATTGTCTCAAGCGGCTCGTCGCCACCGAACGGAAGCTGATCGCCGTTCGCGTTCACTCCGCCGCAACTGACTCCAAGTTCCTCGAAGATCCGCGCAGCAGCCTTCGTGGCCTCGATTGCCAGTTTCTCGTTCTCAATCACCCAACTCGTCGGTAAACCGTTCGCATATGCCATCTAATGTCTCCTCGACAGCAGATTACACAGGAAAACACGACGAAACAATCTTAGTAAGACTTGTATGCCGCCATTCCGGCCTGAACGAGCAGGTCATTCACGCAAATATCGTCCTTGAACACCTCCGCCAGATATCTGCCATACTTCTCCTGACTGTCCTTGATCGTCCTCACGTCGATCTCAGAGTCGACCGGCATCAGGGCAATCAAATAGTCCCTCGCCGCAATCCCCTGCTCTCGCTGCGGGCCTCTGACTTCCGGTGTGTTGATCCGCGCCAGTCTCAGTTTCTGCTTCGTGTGCGACCCAAACCCAAGGTCGACCATCACAGTGATCGTGTCGCCGTCGTAAATCGAAATGACGGTCGCCGAATACTGGTATTTCGCGATCATCGAAGAAACCTCCACCACCAAAACGTCGATCTCACCGCGCGCCGGTAAATCCCGATGTTCGCGTTCTGCTGAAACGATTGGTCGACGACCATCGAGATCGTCTGAATCGCAAATTCCACCGGATCTGACTTTTCGCGGCAATGACCGCATCCTCGCTTACTCACGTCACTTCTCCTTCCTCAGATTCTCCCAGTATTCCATCTCATATCGCGGCAACTGAGTACACATCGCCAATGCGTCCGGCCCGTCGTCGTGTTTCCCGACGCCCGGGATGCCGTCGAACTGCTTAATCTGCTGCAGCAAAAGCGTCGTTCCCGGATTCTCCAAGAACCGGAACTCTCGCTGCGTCAGCCGTTTGTCCAGACCTCTCCGGATCCTCATTTCCTTCTTCAGCATGTCCTCGACTGGAATGATAATGTTCCCGGACATCAAATATTTCGACAGCGCATACTCCTGATGAGTCGCCGCGTAGTTCATGATCAAGTCGCGGAAAATACTCTGAAACTGCGTCGATTCAATCCCAATCAAGTCGCCTGATCTGATCCTGTGGTGATCCTGCTCGCAGAACAGGAACAAGTCCTCAATGATCTCCGACGGCGATCGTCGTTTTAAGTCCGCATCGACATACGCCAGTTCTGATGTTTGTGCCATGCAAACCAAGGCACTGTAGTCGCCTTTCTTTACTGATTTCCCTTTACTTGGATCTACACAAAACATCCGCACAACATCGTTGGCGTGTTTCGGGATGGGAAACTTTTCCAGCGGGATGTAGACGTTAACAAACAAGTCTCTGTGCCATTCAGATCCCGTCTGCGATGATCCGAGCCATGAACCCTCTAGAAATCGCTGACGGTCCTGTTCAGACATCTGCTCCAGTCGTTGCCTGTATCCGGGGTCCGACTTCTGGAGATGCTCGTTATCCTTCAACGTCGCGCCGATGAATGTGGCCGACGTTGTGACGCATTCCTCTTCGCCGGTCGTCTCATTGATCTCATACTGCGGACTGTCGTACCAAATGAACTCTGGCTCGACGTATCTGAAGTAGCGAATGACTCCTGATCTCTCTGGAATCGGGAACCCAGTTTCAGGGTCGATCCACCAGTACAAAAATCGATAAAGCCACGACATTGAATCTGGATTACAAGACAATCTCAGGCGGGGTTTTACTCCAGATTTACTACGACAGCGACCCCACAAATATTGCACGAATTGCAGGGGCCACTGAGTCGCTTCGTCGACTGCCAAATAGTCGATCTGGCTCCCCTGATAATCGTCGAGGTTCTTTTGAAACTGGCATGTCCCGAGAGCGATCTTCGCACCGCACGGAAAAGTGAACTCAGCGCGAGTGTGATTGTATGTCGCTCCGTATGGCGAATACATAGACTTGCAGTGGTCGAGCAGAGCCCCAGGCTGACTCAACTGCGGGAATGTGCGGCGAACGATCAACCCCCTGAAATCCGGGTTCGAATGCGGTCCCTGAGTATGCCTCAGAAAGTCCAGCGTCAGGATATGAGTTTTGCCGCATCCGGCCCCTGAACCGAAACACAACCACTCTGCTTCGGATGTCAAGAATCGATACTGAGGATCTGAGAGTTTCATAGCGGTCTTTCAGTTCCGTGATTCTTGTGGTAGCCCAATCTGTTCTCCTCTGCTTTGCGAGCCTCAGCCGCCTGCTCAAGAGTGTCGTACTGGCCGATGTATTTAAGTTTTCCACAGTCTACTATCGTGGCAATAAACTTCCTTTTCCTTTTGTCGAGTCTCACTCCATTTACTCCACTGGTATTGTCAGCGCGGAGCCTTCTGTTCTTCGCATTCGAAAGATTTGTCGCCTCGCATAGATTCGAGAACCGATTGTTCAGTCCATTTCCATCCTCGTGGTCGATCTGATCCAGCGGGTCAGCACCGGTCATGTAAAGCCACGCAAGCCTGTGGGCTCGATACATCTTTCCATCAATGTGAATCCGGATGTACTTCTTCCCCGAATGATTTTCGTGAACGCATCCTGCAACAGTCCCAATTCTGTCCTTCACTGGACCTTTTGCAACCTTCCAGACGAACAGGCCCGTCTCAGGATCGTAATCCAGAATCTGTTTCAACCATTCCTGCGTTGGCTTTTCGTCTTTCTTGAAGCGAACGTCAGGAGAATCATAAAGATTCTCCCACTTATTGTTCCTCGCGTCTTTGTCCCTGTGCAGGACGACACCATCAGGCATGCGACCCTCAACGATCAGAAATGCCAGCTTGTGCGCGGCATACTTCTTGTCGAACACGTTAATTGCTATTGAGGATGGCTTTCCATTTCTCGAAGTCACGTTCCCGGCGATAGTCCCTGCCATCGCCTTGCCTTTTCTATTGACCTTCCATGTAAAGACTCCCGTCTCCTTGTCGTACACCAGAAGGCTTCGCAACTGCTCCACGAAAACAGAAACATCTTCACTCGCTACTGAAACTACCATCCCAAATCTCCACAAAAAAACCGCCGACAAACTGGTGCAAGCAGCTCATCGACGGTTTTAGTCCAGGGTTTAACCCGGATGTTTCGTTGTCACCTTGCACGCGACGATGATTTCATTTTATCAGAGTTCTCCGACTCTTCAAGCATCATCGCCAGCAGGCAATACGTCTCCCACGAGATCCTCTGCTTCCGGTTCTTCACCTGACTCAAATATGTCGGCGATCTCTTCACTTTACGAGCAACCTGACGGAGGGAGAGAGTCTCGGTCAGCAGGTCGATGATATCCGGAGCGTGGTTCACCAGAATCTGGTTGATCTGCTCCGTGTCGTTCGTGATCTGCTCGATCTTGTGTCGAACGTGAGTGTGGGGGGCTCGGGATGATCTCATTGTGCGAACCCCATCAGAGATTCCTGAATAGCCATCAATTCTCGGATAGTTGTTTCGCCGCAACCTCTGAGTCTTGATAGATTCCACTCGGTAACTTCAGACAGATAAGTGAGTTTGCTTTTTCTCAAAGCAGTACGGGCTCTTGCCGAAAGCTGCACATGCAAATACAGGTCTTCTATCCTAATATCTCGAGGTGGGGACTTGAATACGAGCAGCATCCCATCAGACGGTTCTGATTCCTTCTCTTTGGCCGATAGATCCATGACACATTCGGTTAGTCTGGCTACCCGCCTAATTAAAGCGTTATGCGACTCAATCAGACTCTGTATCTGCTGAGGCAAGAGAATATCTCTTGCGTATATCTGCTCTTGTTTTCTGCGTTCCGCTCGGATCTTTTCCTGCTCGCTTTCAGAAGCTAATCTGGCGCGATCCTCCCTCGCCTTTGTTATGCCGAGAGAATCAAGCAACTGCTTGTCAACAACCGCAAACTCTGTCGCCATGGTTCTAATTCCTTCAAACAAAACAAGCAGCCAGCGACTCGGGGGAATCGCTGACTGCTTTCGGGGAGAGACTTACTGGTCGCGTTCGGTTACGTCGATCGTTTCTGACTCGTCGATTGTTCGCGGCGTCATCGAACGGACATTGGAGTCCACCCGGAACCTCGGCTGATCAATGCTTACCCCTGTAATCGTCGCCTTCACATCCGATGACGGACGACCCCGCTTCTTCTCCGACTGCATCTGAGTTAGCAGAGCAAACGCTGCGGTTCTGGCAATCGACTCGGAATCCGCGTTCTGAACGTCGCACTCGACGTTAATCCTGAAACGAAACTGCTTCGACATTTGTGATCCTTCGGCTTGTGGTTGTTGAACTGACGCACTTCAAAACTAATCACCAAACAGCGACGAATCCTCTCCGCCGCTGCAAATTACACATAGAAACAAGACGACGAGCAATATTTTCACATGAACGTCCATCTTATCGCCCAATTCTACACGGTTTGCACCGCGTTTTCATCCCGACACACTCCCCCGCCTCGTTCCAGTAATAAACACCGTCGAACTCCACCTTCTGCGGCGCAGATCGCTGAGCACGATGACGAGCCTGATCAGCGAGGTACAGCTCTCTCGGTGTCGGCTTCTTGGTGGCGGAGAGGGAGGTTTGTGATGCTGTGAGCAGAATGGCGATCGCGAGGAAAATGCGAATCATCGTTGGACTCCTGAACTGTCGATTGTGGTTGTGGAATGGGCCGGACGGGTGAAACCATGCAGTGGGCAATGGCCCGAGTGGATGAATGTGTATTTGCCGTCGCCAGAGGGGCGACCGTTGCCCTGATGGTTGTCCATAATCGGGCAAAGACAGCCGGAGGCGATGGCGGCGGGGGAGCCGGGGGTTGGGTGGATCATTGGTTTGGTCTCCATGCGTCTTCCTCGCATCGCGATTCGTAAATCTTATTCACGATGCCTCTCAAAAACTTAATCAGCGGATCGTCGGCTTCCGTGGATGTTGGATTCGAAGTGATCTCTGAAATCCGGTCTAACGCTCGCTTCAGAAGCCAGTCGAGTTCGTTGGGGGTGAAGTGGATTGGGGTCATAGAAGGATAAGTGTAGACGAATGGTTGGAGAAATGGAAGTGGGAAGTTGTTTTTTTTATTTTTGGAGTAGTTGAGTGACATCGTTAATGCGCCCATCGCCGCCCCTACGATTTCGTCGCAAGATCGAATTCGATGCGCAGCCGGGAGGCGACCTTCATCCGGTCCAGCCGGGAGGCGACCTTCATCCGGTCCAGCCGGGAGGCGACCTTCATCCGGTCCAGCCGGGAGGCGACCTTCATCCGGTCCAGCCGGGAGGCGACCTTCATCCGGTCCAGCCGGGAGGCGACCTTC